GACGTAATAGAAGAGTTTTACGATGCAATAGCAGACGGTGACAGTAAAAGACTACGTAGAGTCCACATTCCTAAGTCAGATGTGTTCTATGTACGTGAAGCATTGCGGTCTAGGCTAGGAAAGAGTTATACTTTAGACCACGTAGAGAGAGCTATGTACTTAGAGGGCCACCTAAAGCGACATGAGGTACTAGACCCGGACAGAAAAAGACCTGGGGTTGGCTAAACTTTGTTAGTGTTGGGTAAATAAAGTGTTGACATTGAAATCTGTATCCATACAACTATGTACATTAGGAATATTAACAGCGTGTCAAACTATAAACTATACTGCATCGTGTCGAGTGGGGGATGCTGCATGTCAGAGAAACCAAGATGCTCAAACACTCGCACTTATTGGACATACGGACGCAGCTACGGAGCTTATGTGTAGCGATACTGCTATTTCTAGCTTATCCGGGGTCTGCCCAGGAACAAGTTCCAATAGATGACGGTATAACTAACAATAATACTACTACGACAGACAACGGTAACGACATTGAAGGTGACTTCTCTAACAACTACGAAGATTCTACTGTAGATTCTAACAATCAGAGTGAAGTCATAAACTATAACGGAGCAGGTTCATCTCCGGGGAGTAGCCCGGTAATGTCAAGTATAGCTCCAACAGTAATGGGTGGGGGAGGTAACGACTCTTGTTTAATCCCGAAGAGTAGAGGGCTTCAGTTAAATGTAATTGGCCTGTCTTCAGGTGAGATGCAACAAGATCCCAACTGTAATCGCAGGAAGAATGCTAGATTACTGGGGTTGCCTCAACAGGTTGGAGGGCTAGGATTACAGGTGTCTGCCATATCGGTGATGTGCCAAGACCCTACAGTGTTCAGGAGTATGATGTTAGCTAATACTCCATGTCCAATTAACGATGCACGTACTGGCAAACTGTTAATGGGCAGAAATGCTATAAATAAATACCGTGAGAACCCAGCTACGTTTGTAGTAGGATACGAAGAAGACAAAGAGTTTTGGGATACCCTGTTAAGGGTAGGAGAGGAATACAAAGATGAAGAAGTCGTTATGGAAGATACTACTCCTAAGTTATCCATTAGTGATCGCTTCAGGAGCAGCAAACGCAACAAGTCCAGCAGTTCAGCCACCTCCAACGTCAACGGTGCTACCCCTTGAACTAGCATTAACAGGACAGGAAAAACTTGACGCACTCATTAGTTCTCTAGGTGCTATAAAGAACAGGGTGATGGACAACGGATACAATACAGTAGGTGCTGTAGGATATGCTGCGCTGGGTAATGTTGTTGTAGATGATGCATTTGATGATGGACTTATTACGCAAGCAGAGTTAGATGCATACTTACAAGCACACGATCTTGTAATAAACCACGACTACGAGACAGCTACTACTGCACAGCAGTTGTTTACACAAGAATACCAAGCTTCTATGAATGATTTGGATGCAGCGATAGACTTACTAGCAGATGCTTCTGCAGAGATACTAACAGCTACTGGTATAATGGAAACGGCTGCAGCAGCAGACACATCCCCAGAGCAGACTGCGTTGCAAGGTTTGATGGGTACAGATGAGTACAGCATAGACCAAGCAGAAGTAGATGCGTACAACCAAGCTGTAGCACAGGTAGAAAACTATGCACAACAAGCTGGTGCATTCATGGCTGCAGCTAACAATGCAGACCTAACGGCAAGCATAGACAGTTATGCCACTGTCAACAATTTTGTAGTCGGTAACTATACAGCCATTACATACACACAGAACATAGATGAGTTTGTAATTAACTGGGATGATGATGGCTTCGGCTCTGGTTGGCAGGGCTACCTAACAGACGATATGGTAGATGCTGACGATATATTTGCAGCAGGTGAGTATGTAGAACAGTATGGAACCATGCCTAACTAATGGCAATGGAGTTTAGCATAGGAGGCTTTAATGTCAAAGGCTGGATGGTTGCTGTGGCTTTGCCAGTGCTATCTACAGTTTCAGGTGGTGTATATTTTGGTTACGATACTCTTAACAGGTTTTACGGTGTAGAGGGTGGCGTAGAAGAAGCACTAGGAAAAGGATCAACCAACGCAAAGCAAATTGCAGAACTACAAAAAAGCTTGACTAAGTTAAGTAACGACACTGCAAGAGAACGCACAGCGAATAAAACATTTGCGGCAACCCAGCTAACTACAGCAAGTCAGGCAATAAGAAAAGAATTACAAGAAGTCGAAACTAACCTGAGTGATGATAGTGTTGCAAAAATGCAACAGTTAACTGAAAGGCTAACAACACTAGATGCTACGGTAACAAGTAGAATACAAACTGTAGAGCAAGCTATTATAGATAACGATGTCAGAGGACTAAACTCAAAGCTTGCACAACTTGCTACTAACATGCAGCAGATACTAGAGCAGCAGAAAGTTTTACTTGACTTACGCTCACAAGTTGATAAAGCTACTACTATCACAGACGGCATAGGTGACAAACTAGATGTACTACAAACAGAAGTAGATGACATTTGGAAAGCCTATGATGATCTAGCAAGTAACCCACTGTAGAGGATAACATGGCTAAACCAGCAAAAGGCAAGATGTTTGCCAAGACAACTACCAACCCTAAGACAGGACGTAAAATAAAGGTTAGCTACGGTCAGGCAGGTAAAGCCAAAGACGGTGGTAAGCGTATACGTGCAGGTACAGCCAAAGGTGATTCATACTGTGCAAGAAGCGCTGGTCAAATGAAGAAGCATCCAAAGGCAGCAAAGAATCCTAACAGCCCACTACGTCTATCTCGTAAAAAGTGGAAGTGTGCTGGTACTAAATCTAAGAGGGCATAATGGCTACACCTAAGAACAAAGCTTTATACTCTAAAGTAAAATCAGAAGCCAAGAGAAAGTTCAAGACTTGGCCCAGCGCATATGGGTCAGCATGGTTAGTTAAAACCTACAAAGCACGTGGGGGTACTTACAGCAAGGGAGGCGCAGTTGCAAAGGTCAAAGCACGTACTAGAAAGTCGTAGAGGTTACGGTACAGGTGGACTGACTCAGTGGTTCAAGGAAGACTGGCGTGATGTAAAGACAGGCAAGAAGTGTGGACGCTCTGGTAAGAAAGACAAGGGCAGACCATATCCAGCTTGTAGACCAAAGGCAGTAGCTAGTAGAATTAGTAAAGCAGAAGCAAGAAAGAAGACTGGACCTAAGAAAGTTAAATGGTCAGTAACAGCATCAGGTAAGAAAAGAACATGACTGTATATTTTTTAGTAGATGATAAAAATCTTGTAGCTAATATGGCTATGTATCCTGACGGTATGGTTCCTTCTGAAGTATCATCTAATTGGTTATCTACAGAAGAAATAGATATTGGTGGTAAAGTATACAACAGTTCAGATAAAACATTTTCTGCACCAACAGGAGATTTAGTTGGTGTTGAACCTGTGAGTCAATTATAAAGAGGAAGAAATGAAGAAGCAGTGTCCAAAATGTAAAGGCAAAGGTTGTTCTCATTGTGGGGGCAAAGGTTATCATAACATGAACAAAGGTGGTATTATGGGAAAACAAATGAATGAAGGTATGAAAGCTCTAAAGAAAAAAGCACCAGCAGTAGCTAAGAAGATGGGCTACATGTATGGTGGTATGGCTAAGAAGACTAACAACATGGGTCATGGTGGTGTAGCTTGTGGTGCATCTAATCCTCCAGCAAGACCTATGAAGAAGATGAAGAAATAGCATAGCGGCTATTCCATATTAGCACTACTATAGCGCTAACATTTATGTATAACTACCCTTGTACAAACAAGGAGAAAGTACATGAAAAAATTATTACAAAGAATGTGGGATAACCACGTAATCCGACAACAGAAACGTGCAGACTTTAGAATGCTACACATGTTGGATGATAGACAACTAAATGATCTAGGTATAGGTAGATCACAAATAAGGAACGCAATTTATGGCAAGGACACTAACTGAAAGACAACAAAGGTTCTTGGATGTATTATTTGATGACGCTGGAGGTGACGTTGTACAAGCTAAGAAGTTAGCTGGGTATGGTGACAACTCCAGTACAACTTCTATAGTGGAGGCACTTAAAGATGAAATCGCTGAAAAAACTAGGACTTACTTTGCTAGGACTGCCCCGAAAGCTGCTGTCTCGCTTATGGGCGCTTTGCAAGATCCCACTCAGTTGGGTATCAAAGAAAAAATGATAGCAGCCAAGGACGTGCTTGACAGAGCAGGTCTTGGTAAAGTAGACAAGGTAGATGTCACCAGTGGTGGTGGCATTTTTTATTTACCACCTAAAGAAGGTACGAACGAATAATACCTCAAAGAGAACTGGGATTCTGGCAGTTACCTCTGCCACCCAAAGGACACAATAAAGAATGGCATGTCATAGCCAGAACTACTATCAAGGTTCCCTTTGGTTATGAAGTGCATCCCGACAACGATAAGCTACTTGTTCCAGTTGAGCATGAGCTAGAAGCGTTAGAGCTTGCAAAACAACACCTCAAGCAGTATAGTTACAGAGCAGTAGCGCAGTGGTTGAGCAAAGAAACAGACCGATACATCTCGCACATGGGTCTAAAGAAGAGAATAGAAGTTGAGCAAAAACGTAGAAAAGCATCTGCAATTAAACGTAAGCTTGCCAAGTGGCTCCAAGCGACGCTCTCGCACATCGCGACGCTCGAACCACAAGGGGTCGGAGCATACTCAGAAGCCAGCGGAGATAGACGCCCCCCAAACT